TTAAAGCTCAACACTGAATCCACCTAGCCCGACGCTGTCGGCAAAGCGCCCCACCGCGGTCAGGCTGGCCCAGGTGCGCAGCGACTCACGTCGTGAGCGCACCGGCACCCAGCGGGCGCCGCTGCCGCCCAGGCGAATCGACAGGCCCCAGTCGGGGCCGCCGGCGATCCTCGCCACCAAACACTCGCGCACCGCGTGTTGTTCGACCAGGGCGCGCAGCACCTCTTCGTGAATGCCTTCGCCGATCATTCGGACAGCTCCGCATGGCGTTTTTGCGCGGCAGACTCAATGACGGCATAGAGATTTTCGACGTCGATCGCGCCCAGCGCATGCACGGTTTCGATCCCCAGGACAAACCCCTCGGCGCGGCCGGCTTCACGCAGCAATTCGGCCAGACCGCTCGCGCCCTTGATGGCGGCCAGCAATTGAGACGCCTGGGCGCGAATCGCGGCCGGCAAGCTCAACGTGGAAAATGCATCGTTCATCCTCACTCCCATTTCCAGCCGTTGAGATAGGCCGGCGGCTCAAGCGGCAGCTCGTGCGCTTCGACATCGATGAGCAACCAGCCGCCCGCCGCCTTGTTGCGGCCATCGACGATCGGGCCTTGCAACAACAGACCTCCCGGCAACACCAGACGCAGGGCATTGGCGTGCTGAGGGCCGTGCAGATAATGGTCAAACTCCACGCGAAAGCGCTGGTGCCCCGCGCCGCGCAGACGCACGTTCAATTCCAGGGTGATCAGCTTGGTGGGTGGCTGATTCTGGTAAAGGGCCAGCACCTCGACGGTGGCCAACCCTTCATAAGCATAAGACATGCACGGTGTTCCTGTTCGAATCGGTCGCGGTAAATATCCGCCAGAATGTCAGGCCATGGTAGACCAGCCCCGGGGGGAGTGGTTTCCAAGCGGCGCAAAAAAGGCCCCCACACCGTGGCTTGGTGTGGGGGCCGATTGAACATAGGCTGGAATTATGGGTACACCTACGCATCCTCAATGTGCTGAGAAATTTGAATAAAACATTTGGTTGGGCTATGCGGCAGGGAAAGCAACTTTAGACAGACGCGGCCTAGATCAATGGCGACATTAGAACATTTTTAATAGATGGAAAATTTAGGGGGCGACGGTTTTCTATTGAGTCGCCGTATGTATCATCCTCCACTCCTTGTGCATAAAGGCTTATTATTAGGCTTTGCGTTTCGTCATCAAGCGAGCGCCACCAACTTGGAGACATATAAAAGTTCTCAATGAGAAGTATCATGAAAACCGCCAGACTATCTGCCGTCAACTTTTTCTCCAAAAACTGCGCCATTAATTTACTGCAGGTTTTGGAGTGCTCTGACAACCAAGACAAAACTATATATCCTTCACCCCCACTAGAAAAAGAATTGATAGCCATATAATCTGGAACTTGACTTGGAGAACTCGAAATTTTCTGAGCCTCATTCCCGTTAAAATCGAACGTCGGCCCGACTATAGCACTCCCCATAATTGGAGGAGGAGAATCAAGGGTAAATACAGCATAATTCAGACCGGAATAATCATTTGAAATTAACATGTCATCGAGTTTTGATTTTATGTACTTTAGATCGTTTGTGGTTAAATCGTTATTATTGCCAAGCCGGCCAGCCTCGACTTGGATCGCTATCTGGTGATGTAAGCTTTTTCCTCTGTCGAGGGTTTTCATCAACTCAAACACTTTTGAAGCATAGTTCTTACTGAAAAATTCCTTTGAAATTCCACGATATGTTACTAGAAAGCAATGTAGCGGTATAACTCTAAACGGTCCGCCCTCAATTGGCGCAAATAAATTTTTGTCATGAACGGAACAAAACCCGGAAAACACCGAAGCTTTGTTAATGCCAACTTCTTTAATTACTATTTTAGAGGCAGCACCACTCTTAGAATCCACGGATGTTTCTAGCACATGCCCATCTTTAGATATCGCTTTTAAGGATGAACTCTTTGAAACTGTATGTGCATTAATTATCTTATTGGAACATTCGTGCAGCAGAGATATCGGAACGCTGCACTTCTTCATACTTTTTTCGAAAGATTTGAGAGCTTGGATTACAGTATGGAACTCTACAGGAGGTTTACTTTCAATGTCTCGGTGGCAGTGTTTATACTTCTTTCCTGAATCGCACCAACATGGTTCATTTCTTCCAGGTGCTTTCATAAAACTCCTTGAACTAAGCTTGCAAACTCTGCTGGTAACTTGTGTCGCCCACATTTGGACGGAAGGTCGACCAAACTCTTATGACCGCCTTAGTCGCATAATCGCATCTGTAAGCGCTTTCGCGTTTGCGTCCAAGGTTTCCATAGCCGTGACCGCGTTAGCAGCGACATTCTCCACGCCATTCTCTGAAAGCCATTTGGTGACCTCTTCTATCGCCGCCCCCAAGGCATGCTGGTTCTGCAGAATCAAAGTCAGAGCATCAGCCGTGGCAATGTTGGAGTCAGAGTCATATGGCATGGAATTCATCCTTTGAGTTGGGTTCGCAAAGCTTAGCTCATGGCATCACCGGCGAAATTCAGCCACACATTCGGCAGGCGCCATTTCCGCACCAAAACAATGCACCAGTCCCATCTCAGTCCCATATGGCCTTTTTTCAGACGCCAAAAACCACAAACCCCCGACTTTCTCTAGGAAAATCAGGGGTTTGCGTTTACTGAATGTGGCGGTGAAGGAGAGATTCGAACTCCAACACTCCTGCGACCGTCAATCCTAATCGCAATAACTTGCTTTTGGAGATGCTCGAAATATTCTAGAACAGTCCTCCCAATGATTCCGGCTCCCAATTCATGATCACCAGTTCGCCGCTGACCTCAGCTTTGCTCTGGCGTTGATTGGTGTTGCTGTAGCGAATGTCTAGTGTCTCCAAATGGAATCCCTCGAACACGCGTCGGATATCGGGATGATCGTTGATGCTGACCATCACCTTGCCTTTGCAGCGGCGCATAAAGTCGGCCATCCGTTCGTAGTTCTCGAACGGAAAATCCACACCATATCCGGCTGTCTGCCAGTAAGGCGGGTCCATGTAATGGAAGGTATGGGGACGGTCGTAACGTTCAGCGCATTCAAGCCAGGGGAGATTTTCGACGTAGGTGCCGGACAGGCGCTGCCACGCGGCCGAGAGGTTTTCCTCGATGCGTAGCAGGTTGATGGCCGGTGCGGTGGTCGCAGTGCCGAACGACTGCCCGGAGACCTTGCCGGCAAACGCATGGTGCTGCAGGTAGAAGAATCGGGCGGCGCGCTGGATGTCGGTGAGAGTTTCAGAGCGGGTCATCTTCTGCCATTCGAACACCTGCCGCGAACTGAGTGCCCATTTGAACTGGCGCACGAACTCTTCGAGGTGGTTCTGCACGACGCGGTAAAGCGTGACCAGGTCGCCGTTGATGTCGTTCAGGACTTCGACCGGCGATGGCTGGGGCTTCATGAAGTAGAGCGCGGCACCGCCCGCAAAGACTTCAACGTAGCATTCGTGTGGCGGGAAAAGCGGAATGAGGCGATCGGCCAGGCGGCGTTTGCCGCCCATCCAAGGGATGATGGGTGTAGACATAAATAGCAAGACCTTTACTGTATGGATAAACAGGTGCTAGGCTCGCCGCGCTTTGTGCACGGAGCAAGAGCCTTGGCTGGACTTGCAGGGACAATCTGCAGGGACGGCGGTCTATCCGGATGTTGACGCATCGGGATCGACCGCTCTTTTTCACTTCGGTGTTGAGACTTCTTTGGCGTACGCCTGACAGGCCGCGAGGGCAATCAGCCCCCGGTCGCCGTCATCGGTAACGCCGATAATTCGTTTAGCATGCGCTGGGTCAAGTTCGGCTCTTGTGGGGCCATGAACCACGCCGCCGGTGGCGGTGGTGGCTGACAACGATCCGTTGCCGGCGCCGGTGGTGGCATCGAGTAGGACTGACAGGCGCAGATCAGCAGTGGCAAGGCGGTCGCGCAGGCGACCTTGATCACGTTGGGCATCACTCAAGGCTCGGTAATGGGTTTGTTCGCTGGTAGCCAGGCGCTGCTCGAGCGCGAGGCGTTTGTCCTGTTCGGCACGCTGCTGAGCGGCCGAGACCTGATTCAGTTGGTTGAGGGTTTCGGTGTGGAGTCGGGCCTGCTCTGCGAGCTGTTTGCCATAGCGCCAATCCTGGACTTGCCAAGTAATGGCCGCGGAACCACCGACCAAGACGACCAGCAGCACGCCTTTTGCCAGTAGCCGGTACGGCGCCGGGATCAGTTCGCCGAAACGCATAGCACCGCCCTCGCCCGCCCCCACAACTCCAGCCGATCCTGCAGGCCGTTGAGACCGCCATTGATCCTGCGGGTGATCGTGTTGAATTCGTTTTGATCTGCCAGCGCGTTCAGCCCGTTCACCGCCCAGAACCACGCGGCAGACTCGGCGGCCCATTGCGGCAGCTCAAGCAACTCAGGCGTGCGCAGCAATCGCTCGTCGCCGAACAACGCCAGGCTGCAGCGTAGATAATTGTCGTGGCCGGTGACCTGGATCAGACCGCGACCGCGATAGCGCTGGCCATCACCATCTGCTGCCGGCGTGTTGCCCAGTTTTGCAGCCAGGTTGCCGGTGTCGTATTTGCTCAGGTACTGGTTGCCGCCTAGCTCGCGGACGTACTGCAATTGGCCCGACTCGTGACCGACTTGCGCCAGAAACGCGGCTTGGCGTTTCGGCGTGTTGATCTGCCGATGCGCCATGGCTGCGTTTAGGGCAGATACAAAAACGCCCGCTTGGCGGCGGGCGTTCGGCATGATGGTTTGTAGCTGTTGCTCCGTGATCGACATAAACACTCCAGACACAAAAAAGCCGCTCGATGGCGGCGACAGGTTGGGTTACTGCTTCTCGACGTTCACCACCTTCAGCGGCGGCTTGGCGCCCTTCTTTTTCTTGCCCTTACTCTTACCTTCCTTGCCGGCATTGCATTCGACAGTGGTGGACCAGCCGGATTGGGTGAAGACCTGTTCCACCGAATCGGCGAGGTACTCGCCATCGAGTCCGACCTTGAAGCCCAGGGCGATGATGGGCCGCTCGGCGAAGATGTCCGTTCGCCCGGGCATCTCGAAACGCACGTCAGCGGTCGACCGGTTGAAAGCCGCCAGTCGGGCTTTAGCGGCCGCCTTGGCCGCGCTCTCGTTCGGGTAGATATGCCGATCGGTATGCACCGCCGGCAGGCCATCCGGCGAGTCGTCGTTATCGACGTTGACGACAGCAAGCTTGCCGGTCTTCTTGTCCTGATGCTTGGCCGAAACCGACTTATGTGAGTTGCGATCGCCGAGACTGAACTGCCAGCGGCTGAGGTCGCTTTTTGTCAGGGTGATCGCGCCGAAGGCCTTGCCGCTTGCGGTCTGCCCGGCTTGGCGCGGCATTACCAGCAACTTGCCATCGGCCACCTTGGCCGTGCAATCGTACTGTTTGGCCAGCCGGGTGATGAAATTAAAATCGGACTCGTTGAGCTGGTCGACGCGGGGCACCTTGGTCGACACCGGGCACACCGGTTGCCAGCCATTGCGCGCGGCAATGTCCGCAACGATCTTCGACAGCGGCACGTCCTCCCAGCTTCCGCTGCGGATGGTCTTGCCGCTGCCGCGCATGTCGCTGGCCTTGCCCTTGATCACGATGGAATCCGGCGGCCCGGACACCTCGACCGTGTCCACCATGTAACGGCCCATGCGCGCCAAGCCAGTTTCGGCATAGCCTAGATAGACCTCGATTGAGCTGCCGCGCCTTGGCAATTGCACCTGACCGTCGCGGTCATCAATGCGCAGCTCAAACTCGTCGGACTCCATCCCGGGTTTGTCCGAGGTGCGCAGCAACAGAAGCCGATCGTTGATCTTGGCCGTGACGTCGGCACCATCGGCGACGATTCGAAACATCGGGGTCATGAAATATTGCCCAAAAAAAAACCGCACAAGGCGGGACAGAAAACGATGAGCCGTTAGGCGTGACGCAGCAGCGCGCCGGCGGCGAGGTGGTCGACGGTCAATCCCAAAGGCTGACGCTTTCGGCGGTCGGGGTGGGCAGATCCGGCAACGTGATCAGCACCCCGACCCGGTAGGGTTGTGGCTCATCGGCCAGCCCCTGATTGGCATCAAGCACCGCCTCGGTGCTGCCGTTGAGGTGCCCGTAGTAGTTGTGGCAAATGACATCGAGCATGTCGCCGTCAGATGTCCTGCATGTCATCGCCATAACGCACAAACTCCAGAGTGAAGCCCTGTTTCCGAGGGATGCCGCCGTGCAACAGCGCGCTTTGTTCTTCGTTGATGTTCTTCAGGCACCACGTCCCGATCACCTCGCCATACCCCGTGGTCAGGGTCAGCGGCTGAAGCCTGGCGCCGATCGAGCGCAAGGTGTCGAGCTGCTTAAGCCCACCCTTGAAGCCCGGATAAATCGTGCCCTTGAGCGTCATTTTTTCCTCACCCATGCCCACGGCCTGCTGCGCCGGCCGGCGCGACAAACGCTCCTGCGAGGCCCAGCGGAATTCTGTCGAGCGGCTCAGCTCGTCGAATGCGGCTGTGTCCAGGTTGAAATAGTACGGCTGTAGTTTCGGGTCGCGCGGCTGGATGATCATCAAGTGCGGGAACGGCTTCACTGCCTCGGGCGCCGGCGTGGCGTCCACGGCAAAGGCGCTGGTCGGCACGATGTTGGCCAGCGCCGGGCTGACCTTGCCGGCGACGTTGTTGATCGCCGTCGCCGCCTTGCCCGCCTGTTCCTTCAGCGTGCCTAACCGCTCTTGCACCTCAGTGGCGGCGCGGGTCGCTCGACCGTACACCGCCACTACCTGACCGACCTTGGCTTGCGCGGCATCCACACTGCGCATCACCCGCTGAAGCTTGGCGCCGATCGCCGGCCCCACGAACGGAATGTTTTCCAGCTCGGACGCCGCGCCGGTCAGTTCGCTGATTGCGCCATTGACCGGCGTCAACATCCCTTCGGCGCTACGCCGGCCCGTCTCGGCCGCCTCGGTCAGATACTTGAGGCTTGATTGCATCTGTTCCATGTAAGCCATGAATGCCCCTTAGATATGCGGTTCGTCGTACAGCTTGGCGGCGTTCTGTTTCGCCGCGTCGGCCATCATTCGCTGCATGTGTGGCATCAGATCCTGAGCCATTTGCTGCGGGTCTTTGACATCACCCTGCACCGTGACCGGCATGTTCAGCGAGTATTGAAACTGCTGATCGACTTTCGCCGGTACCGGCTTTTCTGGCTCCTTGGCCTGGATCGCCAACGCCGCCGACTTCAGCGGCTCAGTGACCGCCATCGAGCGCGCAGCATCACCCAGCACCGGGCCTTGCGGCGGCACCTGCGCCATCATCAGCGGGGTCGTCGGCACCGGGGCTTTTTCCTCGGGCTTTTCGTCCTCGCCACCGAACAGCGCTTTGCCCAGGGAACCGCCCAGCGCGGCGCCGCCCTGGCTACCGAGGTAAGCCCCGATCAAGCCGCCGATCGCTGTGCCGATGACCGGCACCACCGAACCGATGGCCGCCCCTGCGGCCATGCCGGCCATGGTGCCCGCCATATTGCCGGCCGCCGCGCCGTAACCCTCGGCCTTTTCATCCTTGGTCTTGGCGTTCTCAAAGGTGTCGTAAGCCATGGAACTGGCTTCCATCAGCGAACCGCCTGGAATGAACTTGCCGACCTTGCCGACCTTGCCGGCCGCCTTCATGACCGTGCCCAGCTTGGACGCCGCCGCCCCGGGTACCGGCGGCACTGGCGGAATCGGCGGCCGTGGTACAGGCACCGGCGGACGGGGTACGGGCGGACGCGAACCGCCGGCACGACGGCGGGAGCGTCTCGACCCACGCGAACGTCGACGCGATTCACCCGGGCCGTCTGCACCACCCGCTCCGCCGGCGCCGCCCATGGCACTGGCGTTGACGACAAACACCTTTTTGACCTCGTCGCCGCCACCGCCTGACTCGCCGCCGTCGCCATCGTCGTCGCCACCTGAGGCCGCTTCCTTGGCAATTGAAACCACCTTGAGGCCGGTGCTGATCAGATCGAACTTGCCGGCCTTCTTGTCTTCACCCTCGCCGCCCTCGTCGTCGCCCTCGCCGTCGACGGGCACGCCCTTGTACGCGGCCACAGCCTTGAGGCCGGTTTCTACCAGCGACAGCGCCTTGCCGGCCTTGCCCTTGGGTTCGGCCTCCTTGTCGTCGCCGCCATCGCCGTCACCGTCCTTGGAGTTGGTCACAAAGACCTTCTGCACCTCGCCGGACTTGCCGCCGCCCAAGGATCCGCGCGCCAGATTGAACAGGCCTTTGCCGATCTTGAACGAACTGAACAAGCCTTTGAGCGCGATCAGGCCACCGCCGACGACGACGACACCCGTCACCACCCCGGGCGCGCTGTCAGACAGCGACGTGATGCCCTTGGTGACCTTGGTCAGCGAATCGGCCACCAGATCCGTGACCGGCCGTAACGCGTCCCCCACGCTGCGCATGGCATCGTCCATCGACTGCGCCACCTCGGCCCACTTCTGCGACGACGATTGACGCCGCTCGGCAAGGTTCTTGTCGAGGATCCCGGCCGCATCGCGCGAATCGTTCTTAAGCTGCGCATACAGCGCTTTGTTCTGCATGTAGGCCGACAGCGCGGCCTTAACCTGCATGTCCGCGAACAGGTCACCGGTTTTCAACGACTCTTCAAGCGAGGCCATCATGGCCTTGGCCTTGTCCGGGTCGGCCTCCTTGCTGATCTTCGACGTCGCTTCAGCCATCGCCGCCGCACGCTTAGGATCCGTCGCCTGAATGTACTTCTGAGCCAGCGCCATGCTCGTCTCAAGCGTCGACATACCGTTTTGCAAACCGGTCTGCATCGAACCCTTGTAGTCGATGCCGGCCTTTTGGTATGCCTTGACGGTGTCGGTTGAGCCGATTTTGCCCATCCAGTTTTTCAGGTTGTTGGCCGCCTCGTCCGAGCTGCCCGCCTGTTTCATCTGCACCTGCAGCATGGCACCCAGTTGCGTCACCGCGTCCATGCCGGTGATGCCATTGCTGGCCATGTTGGCCAGCAGTTCGGGAAACCACTTGGCCATGTCGGCCGCCTCAAAGCTGCCCGCCTGCCCTTGGTAGGCGATCGCTTCAAGCGCCTGCTGCATCTGTTTGGGGTCGGTGATCTTGGCGTTTTGCCCCAGGGCATTGATCATTTTCGCCGTGTCGACGCCGCTGGAACCCTGACCGACCACGAACTTGGCCGCGACCGGCGCGTACTCCAGCGCCTTGCTCAGATCCATACCGGCGCCGACCAACTGGTTGACCACGTCGGCCACGTCGTTGCGCGCCATGCCAGTATCGCGCGAGGTGTCGATAATCTTGCGCGACATCTCCTGCTCTTGCGGCTTGTTGGCAATGCCGGCCTTGATCGCGATGTCCCGCACGATCGCGCCAAAATCGGCGCTGACCTTTGTTGGCACCGCCAGGGCGCCGATCCCAACCACTGCCGCGCCGGCAGCGCCTTTCATGCCTTTAACGCCGGCATCAAGCTGCTGCTGTCCCCGGGCTTTCTGCTCGGCCTTGTTCGCCGTCCGACCCATCGACTGATAGGCCTTCTCCAGTCTGCCGACCTCAACACCCTGCTTTTTCAAGCTGTCGAGATTGGAGTTCAACCGGCCCAGCAGTTTCGACGCGCCGGCCGCACCGCTGTCATGCGCCTTTTTCCACTCATCGCGCAGGCGAATGGTGTCGCCGATCGCACGCTGCAAAACGCGCGCTTTCTTGCCTTCTTCCTCAAGGCGCTTGATACGCCCTGTTACGTCCTTGAACGCGGCGCCGACTGTCGAACTGACAGCCCCGCCAATGACCAGCCCGAGGGCGAGTTTGTTCGCCATGTCATGGCCCCCATATGCCCAGCCTTACCGGAAAGCGGCTCAGTCCGTGAGCCACCACACCATTTCCGCAAAGGGCATTGCCTGGATTTCGGCGGCAGAAAATCCAGTCTCCGCCGCCAGACGTTTTGCCGCCCCTTTGATCACGTTGGGGTTAAAGCCCGTCGTCGTTGTCCATGCGAAAATAGCCGGCCTGCAAGCGGCTGAAGTCCACCAGCTTGAGATTCTCCAGATCCGCCACCGGCGCACCGGACAACGCGGAGAACAGCACCAGCTCGCGCTGCTCGGCGTCACCGCCGGCCTCGCGGTTGGCTTCGCGCACGTCACGCACGGTCGGCGAACGCAAGGCGAGCTTGTCGACCAGCACGTCGTTGATCTTGCTCGGGCTCGAAAACGTCACCAACGCTTGATCAGTGGTGACCGACAGCCACGCCGGTTTCGACGTGGAGTAATCGGTATCAGGCGCCAGAGTCGAATAGGCCGTTTGCACACGGCGATAGTCCGTCAGTTTGAGCCCTTCCAGATCCTTGAGCCCTACCTCAGTCAGGCCGGCGAACAACATCAATTCGCGCTGTTCGTCGTTACCGTTCGATGCGTGATCAGCGGCACGCACCGCGCGCACCGATGGCGCACGCATGGTCAGCGTTTCGACGTTGACGCCGTTGGCCTCGCTCGGACGCGTGAGCGTCACCACAGCGCCGTCAGCGGTGATCGACAGCCAGGCAGGCAGTGGTTTATCAGTTGCGTGAGTCATATTGTTCTAGTCCCTTAGAGGCCGAGCGCGGCGCGTACTTCCGCCAGTTGATCTTTACCGTCGACGACTTGAATGCCGGCGACCATGTCGATTTCGTACATCAGGCGCCCGTCGATTTCGAGCTTGTAATAGGTGACCGCGACGGCGTGCTTGATCTCGGCCGCATCACCGGCCTTCCAGTCGCCCAGGTCGACCTCTTTGAGCAGGCCGCGCAAGGTGGCGACGACTGCCGTCACTGCACCCTTCTGGCCACGGAAGGCCCCCCGGAACGTGGCATTGAAGGCGGTGCCATCGGCGAGGCCGAAGTACTTCAGCGACTCACGGCGCACGCCCTTGGTGACGAAACTCGCCTCCATTTTTTCAAGACCCTGATTCATCTCGATCGAGCCGGCCATGCCACCGCCGCGATACTCGTCGGTCTTGGTGGTCAGCTTGGGCAGCGTCATGCTCGGCACGTCGCCGGAGAAGTTCACGCCGTCGACAAACAGGTTGGTGTTGCACAAAGTCTGAGGAATCATCTGCTAAGCCCCCTTAGGCTGCTTCAAGCACTTCGGTCATCCATTGATCGGTGACTTCGAAAAGGAAATTCGGGTTCTCTGCCGGCGGCACGTCGGTGAAGCGGATGCGCCAATACACCTTGCCTTGGGCGATCTGGCTGGCCGTGTTCAGCTCGGTGTCCGGGAACACTTCAAAGTTGATGATCGCGCCCTGGGCTTTCAGGTCGGCCATGAACGCGTTGAGGCCGTTGGTCACGTCACTGACGTAGGTCTTGGTGATCGAGCGATCGACCGCCCACTTGTGCCCGGCCTGCACCGCATCCATCAGGATGAACAGCGTGCGCACGCGGGTGACGAACGCCCATTTCGGATCGCTCGACAGCGTGCGGTTACCCCACAGGCGATAACCGTCGTCACGGATGATCGTGGCGATATTGGCGTTGTTGAGCAGGTTGGCCCGGCACGTCTCGTCGCCGTCCAGGTACTCGACCGCGCGGCCGGTGCCGGTGATGCCGGCGAACTCTTTGTTCGAAGGCGATGCCCAGAAACCGTACTCAGCATCCGTCCACGCAAACAGACCCGCCGCCCAGGCCGAGCCGGGTGCATCGATCGTCGCGCTGGTGACGGTGTCCCAGAACTGCACACCCGGGTCGACCATGTACAGGTTGCGGCTGCCGAAGTTCTCGGCGTAGGCCATGGCGGCCTCATCGGTGGTACCCGGGCCGTCGAGGATGGCGATCGCGCGCAGCTTCTGCGCCACGCTGTCGATCGCCGTAGCCACCGCTTGAGTCCTGGTATGACCCGGCGCGATCAACAACCGCGGCTGTGCGTTGTACATGCTTTTGCCGTCGATCAGCGCTTGCAGGCCGGTACGCTGGCCCGAGACCAGAACGCCGCCGATGATCGCCGAGGTTTGCAGCGCGGCGTCTTCCAGCTTGGGCACGCCGATGGCGACGATCACCGCCTTGGCTTTGACGTAGATCGCCTGACAGGCCTTGGTGATAGCCGAGTCAGCACCAAAGGCGGCGATCGCCTCGCGCTCAGTGGTGATCAACTTCAGCTCGCCGGCCTTGGCCGTACCGCCGCCGAGAATGCCCGGGGTGAAGGTGTCGCAAAGACCGATGATCGAAGACGACGGCAGCGAAATGGTGCGCGCGCCCGTCTTGATTTCGGTGGTCGTAACGCCGTGAAAGAAACTCATAAAGTCCAATCTCCAGAAACGAAAAAGCCCCGCATCCGCGAGGCTGTTGTGGGGTGTTCGTGTTACGCGTAACGGAAAAGAAAACGCCCCGTCAGTGCGGGGCGTTTATTGAAGCGGGCCGGTCATCCACAACGGGGCAATCGGACGATGGTCATCGAGCGGGAATTGCCCGCCTTCTGGCCAGTCGCGCAATTGCCGGCGGTACGCTTGCAGCTCGGCATACTGCTCAGCCGTGATCGAGGTCGGACCACCCTCCTCGATCTCGTCGCGATGCCGGGACACCAGCGGATCGGTTAGGGTCAATTGACGATCGCGCCAATCACGCGCAACAGCTGCCAGTTCGTCGGGGCCGGGTTGTTGCGGCTCTACCAGGACGGGATAGCCATCATCCCCCCATTCGATCACCTTGCCCGCTGACTGCCCCGCCAGCAGCTCGACGTGATAGCCCGCCGAAATTTCCACTACGTCCGTCGGCATGACGGTATGAATCGCGGCGTCATAGAACCCGCGCTCTGATCTCGAAGAAAACATTCGATCCCCTTTCAATATCCGATTCCAATAAAGCCGATGGATACAGGCAGCGCCGAAGCAAAAGCCCCTACCTGCGATTTGCTTCGCGCCCCAATCGAAACCATAGCGGGGGATTCACCATTTGAGCAGGTAACAGCGGCAAACAAACAGGCGTTGGGGAATGCAATGGGCCAGACCGACAGCGCGCCTTGTGATCCGAGCGTGGTGGTAAAGATCCATTGAATAATCAAACCGCTTGGCAGCTTCTGATAGCCATTGGCCAACTGCTGGGACGAAAACAGCGGCGAGTATTTCAGCGCCGCATCACCATCCTCAAGCACCCAGCCCGTGCCGTCATTCAACCGTCGGAGAACCGACATAGTCGAAGGCGCCACCGAAAGCGGGCCGTTGACGCTGGAAAGACTGGCCACCGACTGCCCCGTCTGTGCCCGAATAGTCAGCCCCACGGTGGTACTTGCCAACAAGGTAATCACAGCCCCCAGCGGCACAGTCGTAGCATCTGGCAGGGTAACCGTGGCCGATGTTCCACCAATGGCAACCAAACGACCGACATCCGCTGCCGTGAGCGTTGTGTTGCCGCTGTAGGCCACCGAATCGGCGTAGCTACCCTGGGCACGCTGAGCAAATTCGGTTGTAGCCAGCGCCTTGCCGTTATCGAATTTCGGCTGTGTCACGAAGTTGGGGCCGGTCATCGTCCCAGCGAAGCGCAGAGCCACCGTGCCGCCAACCAGTAGCCACTGATCTTGTAGCCTGATGAATTCGGCGGTATCACCAAGAGCCAACACCAGCGGCCCAGCTATACCGGTCGCGGTGGAGACCAGATCAGCACCCGAAGCCACGACTTTTAACCCACCCGCGCCGGCGCAGGCCAGCGTGATAGTGGCCGCATTCGCAACACCTGCAGTAGGTGGCAAGGTCGCCATGAGCTGGCCGGCGTCGGCGAAGCTGTGAAGCCCACCGACATGGGCAGCGGTCAGCACGAGACTCACCGTGTTCGTGGTGAAGCCGGAAAACTCAACGCCGCGCTGCTTCAGAAATTCGGTCGTCGCTACCGACTTGCTACTGTCGAAACGCGACGGGGTCGGGGCTGTCGGATTGCCGGCAAAACTCGGCGAAAACAAACGGGCAAGGCCGTCAGTAATGTCCTTGAACGTTAATGCGGTTGCACCTACGACAATCGGGCCATCTGTCACCAACTGCCAGATCGTGTCGGCCTGAGTCGCACCAACCTCTACAGCCACCGTCAGGTTTGGCGTCAACTTCACATTGTTGTCGGCATCCTTGGCCCGCACCCAAGCACCGTTAGCCACCACATAGGGGCCATTGTCCTTGGCGGCAGCCTGATTTTTCACCAGCACACGATCGCCTGCATTCAGCGAAACACCGTCCACCACCTGTAAACCGACCAGGGCAATATTGCCGGTAGTGGCCGCGCGTACCGACTGCTTAATGTCGAGCTTGCTCAGCTCTTCAAGAATGCGCGAATCGACGAATTCCCGAGTTGCCAGCACTACCGCTGGATCGATCTTCAGCGTGATTTGCGCGGTACTGGAAACAATCAGATTCATCCGCACCACCTGTGTGCGGCCCGATCCCTGCGAGAGGATCGGCTTAAAGCTTGGCGCACAATTGGCCACCGCCACTAGATCACCGTCGGCGTCGTACAGCCCGACCTCGCGGATCCAGTAACCGCCCTCATCGGCTGGTATAACCTGCTCGGCAATGATCACCGCCGGATTGACCGGATCAATCATCAGCTGATTTAGAGGCCGTCTCCGCCACTCGTTGATCAGTTTGGTTTGCTTGGGGCCGGGCTGAGGGTCGGCGCCGTTGGCGTCCCCCAGCCCCATTTGAGTGATGTTCCATGGAACGCCAAGCACGTTGGCATTCGCCAGCTTGGCCGCCCCCACATCAGTCAGGATCGCGAGAAATTTAGAGTTCGCATCAATCATGAATAAATATCCAGGGTGTCAATGGAGTGCTCGCGACCGGTCACGCCGTAACTACCGGTGACCTCAATGTCGCGCATTTCGGGTGGGTAAATGTCGATTACATCGCCGTCGTACAGCGTTACGCCGACATTCAAATCGCCTTGCGTTTCGAGGCTGATCGCCAAACCGGTCAAGTGTCGCGTGACGGGCTTGGCGTCATCAATCAGGCGCTCAAGCTCCTGATACATTTCCTCGGTGATGCCGGTATCCAGCACGCCAACTTTCAAGGCGAAGGTGCCTGGCACGCCCTCGGGCACAGCCTGGAACCACTCGACAATCTCGATCAGATAGCCCAGCGGTTCGACCACCCGGCGCAGCGCGCCGATCGTGCCCTTGTGCTTGTGGATGTAATACGAGGCCTTAATGGCCGCGCGCTTTGTTGCCTCGGGCCATCGGTAGTCCCAGCGATCGACCGACCACGCCCACGCCAGATGCGGCAGCAGGTGCGCCGGACAGGTATCGGCGTTGTACAGGTCACGCAGCGGGACAATCGTCTTCTCGAAAAAACCGGCCTCCATGGCCCGTTCCAGTTGCGTGCTGTTGATCGGCAGAAAGCTCTTCATGTCAACCCGCCATCGTCACGGTGTAGCCCACGCAGAACGCTGCCTGCTCTTTCGTCGGGGCCAGATCGACCCAGTCGGGCAACTCCACCCGGGAAACGCCGGCAACGTGCAATTGCGCGTCGATCGCGGAACGTGCGACCTCCACACCCAGGCGCTTGCGGGGATTGATCCATGCCGCTAGCCGGGCCTTGGCTTCCGCCAAACTGGCATCCATTTCGGGGCCGGCGCCGGTCATGTGCAGAATCGCGTCAATGCGGTAATCAATGATTTCCGCACTCTTGACCGTGACCCGATCACCAACCGGGCGCACGTCATCGTCGTTCAGCTCGACCCGCACCGTGGCCAGCAACTCAGGACTGGCCACGCCGCGCCCGTCACCCTCAGAACTCAGCACCGTTACCGTAACGTAACAAGGCGCAGGGCTTTCGGCCGACGCATCCGCCACCAGCCCCGAGGCATTTCGCGCGTGCAGGATGTAGCTGTTACGCGGGCCGGCCGTGGTCAGGCCTTCATAGGCCAACTGGATGCGCTCGCGAAACGGGTCATCCTCTTCCTTGACCTCGGGCACCGGCGGCACCGCTTGCAGATCCGCCGCCTGAATAACCAGGCGTTTCAAATTGACGTTAGCCCCTAGGTGATCGAGGTCGCCGCGAATGGCGTACGCCAGCAGCAGGGCCTTGCCCGCGTCGTTGACCCGGGCGCGGTTACCGACCTTGATATAGGCGCCCGTCTCCAGCACCTTAACCACCGGATCACTCTCCAGCACCGCCGTCCAGTTGTCGCCCATGTACCCGCGAAAGACGCCTAGCGTGTCTTGATAGGTGTCCTCGAAGTCGAGCGGCTCCAGCACGGTCGGCGCCGGTAACGCCGACAGATCCACGATATTCATACGGTCACCTCTAACGTGACGCTGTCGCCCAGGTACTGACCGGCGATTTCCAGATTGATTTGCCCGCCGATCACCGAAACGACGCTGACCCGATCCAGCTTCAAACGCGGCTCCCAGCGGCCCAGCGCGCGCGCGACTTCCGCCTGCACGGAGCTGATCCAGCCCTTGTTAACGGGCAAGTCGATAAACCGCCGTATCTTGCTGCCGTATTCCGGCCGGTGCCGCCGGCTACCCAGCGGCGTGCCCAGAATGTCGGGGATCGACTGGCGCAAGTGAGCGATGCCGGAAATGGGTTGGCCGGTGTGGCGATCCATTCCGATCATCTATGTCACTCCAACGGTTCAAGTTCGGGATGCGTCTTCAGGAAGCTGACAGCCTGCTCATCGGACGCCGACACCTCGACCTCGTGCTTGGCCACCGCCAGCGTGCGATCCGTTCCAGGGATGCACAGCGTGCGCGAGGTATAGACTTTGTCGCGAAACTTCAGCAGCAAATCAGCAGTTCGCGCTTGAGGGGTAACAGGCGGGCGAATCGTCGACGGTAATTGCTCCTCGACAGACTGGTCATTGATCTTGGCCATGGGTTTTCTCCAGGTACAAAAAAGCCCGCACGCGGCGGGCTGGATGAATGTTTGGGTTAGTGCTTGTGGTGGTTGTCGCTGTCGCCGACGGCCATGATGTTGCCGGCGCCGTCGATGTTGCCCGTTACGCGTAACGCGCCATCAATATTGACCGGACCCTTGATGTTCACGGTGCCCTCAAGATCGATCGTTCCCGACTTCACTGTCACCGCGTTATCCGTTACGACGACGTCCGTGCCGCCGACCTTGATCGTCACCGTGCCACTCGGCAGGGTGATGGTGTAGGACTTGGCCTGCCAGTCGTAGACCAGCGAGCCGCCATCATCGAACCGCCAGACCTCGACGTGATCGCGGTTGTCCGGCTGACTGCCGGCATTGCCGTACAGGCCAGGAATGAACGTACCTTGCGAGACGTCACCGCTGGCACTGATTAAGCTGCCCTGCTCGCCCATGCTCGGCGCGCGCCAGTGGCGAGCCTTGCCGGCGGCGATGCTGTGCCAACGCACCCAGGCGCTTGTCCACTCGCCATCCGACACCCGACACACCGGCGGGGAGGCGGCCAGATCCACCGCCACCACATAACAAGCCTTGACCACCCCTGCCAGCATGCGGTCATGTTGGGCCGTTGCGTAACTCACGGCTCTTGCTCCGCATCGACAACCACCTCAACGGCGTAGTCTTCCAACAGGAGTTCACCCGGATGATCATCTGGCCATGGCCATTGTTCGGTGCCGAGGTAAATCTGCTGGTTCCACTCCACCAGCCAGACCGTATAACCATCGAGCTGCGGCTGGGTCCAGTCCTGCACTGCCTGGACAAACTCGGCGGGTTCGACAGCCAAGCCCCACGTCTGGGCGCGCAGCAGCACGGCCAATTGAGTCACCAATTGCACGGCCTGTTGGTGATGGTTCGGCTTGATCGGGTCGACAATGATCCGAGCCTCGAACTTGCAGACCAGCGAGGTTTCGCCGGTGCCGATATCGGTACCCGGCTCAATCTCGGCCAGTTCCAGAAATACCGCCGGCAGCACCACGCGATCCGCGATGTTCGGCCAGGCAGTGACGGCCCGCACGCCCGGCAAGTGGGTACGCAGATGCTGTTCTACCGCCCGATAAAGCTGGTCCAGGCTGAACGGTTCGTCAGACATTGCCGATCCTCTTGAGGTACTTCTGCAGCTCAAAGTTGAGTTCTTGTTTGAGAATCGCCAACAGGATCTCATCTGCCTTTTTGACCCAGCTGTCGAAATGCGGCCGGGCTTGCTCCAGCGACACCTTGGCCTTGGCCAGCGGGAAACGACTGCCGTGTTCGGCGACCCAGCCAGAACTCGCCCCGCGACCGGGGGAGACCGTACTGTCGGGGTAGTCGTCCCCGTTGAAATGCTTGCTGGCTGTGCGGATCCAGATGTCGGGTTTATTGCCGTAGACCTTCTTGAGGAAAGCCCCTTGGTAACGCCGCCCCGCCACTGACACGCCGCTACCGGTTTGCCGCGCCCGGCCGATCCGGCTGGACTCGATGGCGTTCAAACCGAACCACAGTTTGCCGCTCGCGGCACCGCCGGAAACCGGATAACTGCGCAAGCGCTGACGCACCGCTGCTACGGCAATGCGCTCTGACCGGCTCACAGCCCGGGCAATGTGCGTGCGCAACCTTCCCAACGTCTTGTTGATCGCACGCCGGTGCGCCGCTGCCGCTGCCTTGGGGACCAACGCCGCGAAGTCCTGAAACGCCTGAAAGTCTGTGGCCGAAGACTGGATGGAAATCATCCCGCCGGCGGCCGAGGGTTTGAAATAGCTGCCGACGCTCATGGGCGCAACCTCAGAATCAAGGCGACCAGACCGTCGCCGCTCGGTTCGAGCTGGATCAGGTCGTAGTCGCCGCCGCCATCCAAGGCCGGCAACTCGACGCTGACCAGCATGCCCTGTTCCAGACCTTGCGAATCACTGACGCGGATCTCGAACCGAGGCTCGCGCAGCCCGGTGTTGAGCTTGCCGAACTTGGGTTGCAGCCAGGGCGCGGCAAACATGCCGAACACTGGCTCTTCGCGACCCTCGATCCGTGCGGTATCACCCAGCGTCTCGAACACCACCGCGTCTACCTCGGCGACCAGGTCGCGAAAGCCCATGGTCAGAGTTCCAGCAGGACCTGGGCACGCGGTCGAGTGCACAGGTGCAGTGGGTTGGACTGGGCTTCACCGGCCATGCCTTTGTTGAAGGGCAGCGGTTCAATCATGCTGTAGTACGGAATGCCCTGAGTGTTGACCGTTTCCATATAGTCGGCAGGTGCAAACACGGAGATATACAAGTCCGGCACACCTTCGGGAACCAGCAGCGCTTTGTCGTCATGGACAAAGGAAACGCCGGCAACCTTGCCACGGTAGCGCTCCCAGATGATACCGCCGAACTCGAAGCTTTCCCGGGCGTCGCCACGCAGCGCTGCCGCTTGCTGACTGTTGAGGTAGGTCTCTTTGACCGACTTGTGAACAATCAGCTTGTTCCAGAAGTTCTTCCCGCAGAAAGCGCGCGAACCGGTACTGGTCACGCTGCCCAGCGCATCTTCCTGCATGTCCAGCGCCTCACCGCACTTGACCCGCAGCTCGGTACCGGCTTCAGTCAGCCCCATGGACATCTTCTGACGCTGCACACCGAAGCGCTCATACAAGTCCAGCAGCACCGTCTTACCATCAGCGTCGAGGATCTGGCCGTTGAGTGCGCCCATGCGCTGGAACTCATGCGTCGCATCCAACTGGCGACGCGCCTTTGCCAGACGTGCATTGACCACGTCCTGCACCGCCTGCAGCTCGGTGCGAGTACCGAAGGCGCGGATGCCTTGGATCTCATCCGCCTTGATCGTGAAACGCTCCGGCAGGTGCACGGTGTTGAACGGGATCAGGTTGCGCTTGCTCGCAGCAACCACCAGGCCAGAACCACCGCGCTCACCGGCCGGCACCAGTGCCAGGGTGTCACCGTCCTTTTCAATCTGCACGGTCAGCGTGGTAATGCCTTCCTCGCGGAACAGGCCCAAGGCGCTGATGCGGCCCGGCAGGTAAGGTTGATCATTGAGTGCAGCGGTCAGCGAGGTAACGGTGAATGCTTCGTCATCAAAAATGGCGATATCGGCCATGGGTACTCTCCAGAAACGAAAAATCCCGCACGCGGCGGGATGCATAAAAAAGAAGGATCGACTTAGCGGACGATCACGAAATGAGTGGCCAGCGCTTTCTCGGCAGCCAGATCCAGCCCGGTCAAATGCGCTTCGCTGACCTCGGCCAACCGCACCACGGCGCGACCGCGACGCACCACATCAGACTCGCCAAGCGGGCCGTAGAGAATGGCGACAGCGTTTTCGGTGCCGTCCTCAGCAGTCGGCTCGTAGGGTGCGAATTCGCCGGAGGCGGTCACCAACCCGAGGATTTGTCCGGGCCACAACTCTGGACCGGCAGCGACGTTGATCGCTTCACGCGAAATATTGCCGGCGCCTTCGGACAGCAGGAATTCACCTGCGTGGATCGGTTCCTGTTTGATGGTCATGCTCGTGCTCCTTTCGCGCTTTGCGCGGTTCCAGTTTGGGCCGCTTGGCGAGCAGCCCAAATCGAGTTGGGATCAGGTTGTTTGGCCAGCACCTTGGGCGCCAGATCGTCCGCCAGCGGCAGACTGTTGTCGATTTCGAAACCCTTACCACTGGTGACAATTTTGTCGAACAGACGCGCCCGCACCGCCGGCGCATCCAGACCTGCCGCGACATACTCGGCGCTGAATTCAGGCAGCCGCGCGGCCACGCAGAGGTCGTTAATCGCCTTGGCGCGTGCCAGGCCAGCGAGAACGATCTCTTCGCTTTCAAGCTGGGTGGACTTGAGCAGAGGCTCGATCAGGTTGCTGATGCCCGCCGCCGTGCAGCGCTGGGTGATCATCAGTGCCAACTTGGCCGAGTCGACTACAGGCGGTACCAGCGGAGGTTCTACAGGTTCGAGTTCGGGATCCAACTGAGGTGGCTCGTCGAGCTGCGCCACCAGCTCAGCCGGAGCGTGCTGGAACCGTTGCAAGACCGCGCCTTGACCAAGGCAGGCTTTGACCTTGATGCCGTCGCCGACTTCGTCTGCAAGACCAAGCGCCACTGCTTCGTTGGCAGTCAGCCAGGTTTCGGCATCAACCATTCGCCGCAGCTCGGCCTCATTGATGTCGGGCGCCTTGGCCTTATAGGCCGCGATGATCGCCTCCAAGGTTTGATCCAATACGTCAGCGACCCGGCGGAAGTCCTCGGCGCCCCCGCCTGCATAGGTGTATGGGTTGTGAATCATCAACATGGCGTTCGCCGCGATGACTACGCGGTGGGCACCGCTCACAGCCACACTGGCGGCACTCGCCGCCAGTGCATCGATCCGGCCGGTGCAGCGCTCGCCCAGACGCGACAGCGCGTTGTGCATGGCCAGTCCGTCGAACAGGTCACCGCCGATACTGTTGAACGCGGCGACCACCGGCGACACACCATCATCCATGGCGCGCAGATCCTGAACGAACTGATTGGCAGTGATGCCCCACGCGCCGATCTCGCCATAGACAAAGACTTCGATCACTCGCTCGGTGGACTCGCCGCTGGCATGAACGGCGTACCAGGTCTTGTCCTTGACCTCGACGCGTTTGCCGGCGCGGTTGTAAATACGCGGTTTCGCGCTCTTGCTCATGGTTGCTCCTTGTCGTCGGTGTCTTCGACGGCATCCAGGGTGTTGTAGTTGAGGCCCAGCTCTGTGGCCCGCTTCAGATCGGCGGCGTTTTCCAAATCGACCGTTTCGGCGTCGTAGCCGGTACGCAGGACCATCTCGCTGCGCGACGAAAAACCGGCTCTCACCTCCATCGCTCTTGCTTGCACGTCCTGAACCGGCTGGATATAGGCCCAGCCTTGCGGTACCCAGCGAGTGCGAAGGTACTTGCGGCGCTTCTGTGTGTAATCGTCCAGCACCAGAACACCCGACAGCACCGCCATGTCCATCCACGCGGCCCGCACCGGGCGGCAAAGTTGATGGACATACACGCTGAATTGCAGTTGTTCCAGGCGGCGCCGAAACTCGTTGAGCACCACCCGTAATGCTCGGTCGTTGATTCCGCGCATGTCGCCGGTGAGGATCTCGTAAGGCGTACCGCTACCCGCCGCTGCAGCCATCAACTGCTGACGCATGAAGTCCGGATAGTTATTGCCCGCGTCCGGCGGTTTGGAAAATTCCACCTCTTCGCCCGGACCGAGTTCTTGCATGGTGCCGGGTTCGAGCGCAACCATGGGCGTGAAGCCGTCGCGGTCCAGATCCAATAACGCACCGGTGACCGGATCGCGTGGAGCCGGACCTGAGTCAGGCGACGGGCGCTTGATGAAACCGGCGAACAGGTTGGCAACCTCCTGACGGAACAGCACCGCGTCGTCGTAGTTGTCCAGACTGCGCAGCCGTTTCAGAACCGGCGACAATCGCGGCACACCGCGCAACTGGCCAGGTTCGACCGGTTCGAAGATGTGCAGCACCTGCGCGGCCGGGACGCGCACTAGCTGGTTGTAGCCGGCGTTCAACGAGGCCGCATCACGCGGGTGCGACAGGTACATCCAATACGCTACCCGCTTGCCGCCGGGCGTGAACTCGATGCCGGCGCGGATGACGTTGCCGTTCTTGGTGCTCTCGAATTTGTCGTGCGGCACGAACTCCGGCGCCAGAATCTGCAACTGCAGCGGAACCGCCAAGCCTTCATCCAGACTGCGAGGACGCAAGCGAACAAAGCATTCACCCGATGTTTCCACCGTGCGCGCCACCAGCGCCTGCTGGCCATAAAAGTCGGTGCGGTCATCCGCATCCGACTCATCGACCCAATCGCCCCACAGCTCCTGCAGCAGTTTGCGCAGGGCATCATCATCGGTCGCTGGCCGAGGGGTGATGCCGGTGCCGATTAGGTTGCTGACCCGCTTGTCGATGACGTTGAAGGCATACGGATCATTGCGAACCGCCGCCCGGGAGCGCGACCGCAAATTGCGCAGTGCCGGGGTGTTGATGCTGTTGATCCCGTTGTCCGGAGCATCCCAGCCAGCAGATCGTCGGCCCTCTCCGGCGCCTTCGTAACTGGCCTTGATGTTTGACGGCAACACGAATCCGTTACGGGTCAGCGTCGGATAGCGAGCCATTAGACCCCCTTCCCTGCGTGATACAGCCGCACCACGCGCGAACGTGGCCCAGCGGCGCTGGCCAACGACGAACGAATCTCTTCGCGAGCCTTGAGCAGCTCATCGACCGTACGGTATTCCACGGTACGGTCGGTGTAGCGCACAGTTTTCTCACCGCGAGCAATGGCCGCCTCAACCGCGTCGAGGTGCTTTTTAGTAAAGGACATATCAGCGTCTCTTCAGATAGCCGCTGGCAGAGCTGCGGCGTTGAGGGGATGCCGCAGCTGGTCGCGGTGTCGCGACCAGTGCCGCAGTTTGCGGAGCAGGTTTTGCAGTCGGTTCAACCGAAGTCGGTTGTGCTGAACTGACCACACGTTCGCCCGGAGCGGGCTTGATGCCTATGGTGTCATCAAACAATCCAGCCTGAGCCAGTGACTGGTGTACACGCTCCCAATCCTGTTCCTGGTAACGATTGATGCCCAAGTAATGAGCCATGGCCAAGCAGTACACCATCAGGTCGAGCGCTTCATTGCGCTCCGCCTTGCCCTTGACCCACTCGATGCGCTTGTGACCGCGCACATAGCGGGCGACCTTACGTTCGGCCACGCACTGGGCGAAGAACTCGTCCGGCAGGTCGTTGGCAAAGTGCAGCGATCCCGGCCCGTCCGGGAACGGATAACGGTTGTAGATCCAGTCTTTGGCGGTGTCGGTACCGACGAACCACAGCTCGGCGCCGTTGCGTTCGGTCTGGCCTTTCCAAGTCACGTCGACCATGGACGGGCGCTGAGCGATCACCGGTCTGCCTGGCTTGCTCGCTCCCTTGATGGCGAAGACGTTGCGCCAGCGACGGACGCGGCAGAACTGGTAAACCTCGTCGGTGTGGTGACCGCCGGAGTCGACGCCGGTGGCGAGAATCCCCAAGCCGACACCGCAGGGATGCCGATATCGCGTCTTGAGTTTCTCGTCCAACACGGCCCAGGTGCGCTCGTCAGCAGGGTCGCCCCAGATGATCTGGTGATCCACAACCCAGCGTTCCATGCCGACACCGAAGCCCATCACCATCAGCTCCAAGCGGTTGGCCTGAACGTCGACAGCGCCGGTCAGCATCAGCACGCCCAGCGGCATCGCGCCAAGGGTGTAGGTTTCGAGACGCGCCCTGGCGATCAGCACTTCCGCCTTGGTTTGCTCGAGCGCGCTGTCCCAAACCTTGGCCAGACGGGTGTTGTAGAACACCTGCATCAAGCTGGTATCACCTTGCGACTGCGCTTTTTTTGCATCCTCAAACTCGACGGCGAGCGACGCCCAATCCATCCAGCCGGTCGGCGAATATAAGGCACTGAGGTGAAACCCCACGGTCTTGCCATCGCCACGACCATGCGCGCGCCACTCACCTCGGGCGAGCATGTCGCTTTTGTGGTGCTCCTCGATCAGCACGTCGCACTCCGAGGCGGCGCACTCATAATGCACGGTGGCGTAATCCGCGCTGTAGTGCAGCCGCTCCCACTCCAGCACCTGCATATGACCGCAGGTGGGGCATGGCACATAGTAGTGACGCTGGTCGCTGGACTCGAACAGATCGGCGATCCGCGAGGCGCCCTTGATCGTCGGCGAGCTGGAAAAATAGATCTTGGCGTTGCGGCCGAAGTTGGTCGCTCGCGTTTCGGCCAGCCGGATGGGATCACCCTCCTGTCCCACATCGTTTTCCCAGCGGTCAACTTCATCGCCGTAGATGTAACGTGCCGACAGCTCGGACAGGTTGGCCGCAGAACCGGCGGTGGTCACGTACAGCGAACCACCTTCGAATTCCTTGGTGTCCATCGTATTGCGCGCATCCCGCGAGCGACTGGTTGCCACGCGTTCGCGCAGCACCGGGGTGGCCTTGATGGTCTTGCTGATCCGCCCCGAAACCCGTTTGGACAATCCAAGGCTGGGCAGCAACGCCAGGATGTTCGACGGCGCCATGTGAATTAGGCCGCCCATCCAGTTCAGGGCGATCTGGGTTTTCATCAACTGCGAGGCCACCATGGTGACCACGCGTCTGCACGGGTGAGCCGGCGACAGGCAACGCATCGGCTCGCGAGCATAAGGTGTCCGCGAAGTGCGGTACTGGCCTGGCTCCGGCGCGCCGGTGTCTCGCGGGATTCGCATGTACTCGTCGGCCCATTCATCGATCCAGAGATCGGGGTCAGGACGCAGTCCACGAAAGTAGTTCTCACGGTACACCTTTGCACCGTCAGAAAATTCCGTGTGCATGGGTTCAATCCGCTGTCAGGGCGTGTTCAAGATCCGCTGAAGAGAGGCGCTCGGCTTCTTCCAGCGTCCGACGGATTGTTGCCGTCAGGTGTTTTTCGATTTGCCAAGGATCCGTCATCGCCGCTAGGTCATAGGACAGCTGAGGCAGCGGGCCGAACAACTGGTCACGCAGTAAGCGGCCGGCGTCGTAGGCACCGGTTTCTACGGCTTCCTTGGACACCAACGAACCTTGCGCTTTGCCCAACTCGATCTCTGCCAGCTTGGCCATGTTGTGCTCGCGCAGCGCGCGGGACTTCTGGTAGTCAGGGTGTTTGCCGTCGACTGGCATCAGTTGCGGCGGCGCAGCCATGGAAGTCGGCTCGGTCAGAGGAGACAGTTGGCTGTAAACGTCACGCTGGATCCGGTCTTGCTGGTGACGCTCGGCTACGACGGCCTTGCTGGGATCGCTGGTTTTATCGAGCAGCGCCTCGGTGGCCTCAAGGTCGATCTTGCCGTTCTCGGTAAGCACCAACCGATCCTGACTGGCCAATTTTGAAACATAGGATTTGGCCCAACCGCGCCGGGCCGCAAACTCCGTTTTGCTGATGATTGTCATGCTTAATTCTCCAGTTCACCCCGCGAGTTCACCTGTTCACCCCCAGTTCACCTCAGTTCACTAAGCTGGTGAACCGCCCGCTAACACAATCCCGCGGGTTTCCGACCCCGTACCCTCCGAATAACCTCAGGGTCCCCGACGGTTTCAGGCTGGGCCGCCGCCATTCGGCGGGACTTCGCACACACCAAGCCGCTTGGCAGCCCAGCGTTCGTACAAGCCGATGGCTACATCCGCACCCGCCATTGCCGTCAGGCAACCCAAGGCGCCCGCCGTCCAGAGCGACATGCCCGCCGCGATCATCAGCATCATCGCCGAGACCCCGCAGACAATGCAGGCACCAGACCGAAGCGCGAGCCGCCGCAACAGTGCCCAGCCTCGCGCCCCATCCTTGTCTGCCCGCCACATCTCCCCCGACACACCGCCGACCAGCGCCAGGACAATCACTAACCAGATCGGCATCTCTGCCAGTGCTTGCTGCTCGTTCGTCATCGCCTACCCCATAAACGAAAAAACCCGGCGCAATGGCCGGGTTTAGTGGTGTGGTGCCTGCCGCTCTCTGCGGTCGCACCTATCGAAGATGACTACTTTTTACAGGTCGATTCCGGTGGCAGCAACCCTGTTTTAATGCCACCCGGTGAATAAGTGGGGGACGCAGGGTGAACGCCTAGCGAATGTCGGCGAATACACCACTACGGCATTCAGTTGTTTCGGCGGTGTCCCATATGTCCAACTGTTCAGAGTCGAAGTAGGACACCTGAGAGCGCCTAAATTCGGGGCCTCGCCCCACTGTCCTACTTATCTTTCTACTTTCTCGTGTAAAGGAAGAAATTTAAAGAACACGCGTTCGCGCGATACGCGCGCATTGCTGCCCGCTGCGCTTACACGGGCGGGAGGCACCTCTAGGTCGGACAGTGGGACAGACCAACAACGACAAGGCCCGCACCTGTCCCTCTGCATCAGAGCGCAGCGGGACAAAACGGGCCAGTGGGACAACAACAGCCGAGGCAGTGCCTGGGGTCACGCTGCTATCCCCATCATCATGCCGAGGATTTGCAGATGCGCGTCATGCAAGCGCTGGTAGTAAGTGTCACGGCCACAGCCGCAGTGGGCATAACGCAAGCGCATATCCACATCGAGCGTGCAGTAATGCTCGCGCACCACCGTCACCAGCTCGGGCGCAAGGTGCTTGTTGACGATCAGCTCGAGATCCAACGAACTCTCGAGCGGTGCTCGGAAAGCACGTCGCCCACGGATCAATTGCCCATGGGTCTCCATCATCATGGCGACCATGTTCCCACCAGCGAGACCTCCACTCGAAAGGTCTGAATGCAACTCCTGAGCCCACGACCGAAGCAGCGAGTCGATCTCCTTAATCATCGAAACAAGGCTCCTCGAACGCTTCCCGCTGCAACGCCGACGCACCGCCCCACCCTGCCGGCTTCTTATATGCCCAAGGCCGCTGCCCGCTCTTAGTCAATGCAGGCAACCGCACACGTCGCCAACCCAGCCGATGCATGATCGCCCCGACCCGCATCTGCTCCGGCTTACCCCAATGCCCAAAGTCCAACTTCAAGGCGCTGGTCAAAACATCACTGCCGGTGGTGGTCTCACCGATCTGCGACTCTTCCAACCAGGTCAGAATCGGCCCTTCCCACTCATCGACTACAAAACGTTCGTCCTGCTCTTCGCCAAACATTGCCGCCTCATCCAGCGTCACCCACCAGAGATCGCCCGCGTCGTAACAGAACACCGCCTCAGCCCAAAGCTGATCGCGCATCGAGCGCAACAACTCAAGATCCACCTTGGTACACGCCACCGGCCAATAGCGCCGGTTGCCCGTGGCATCCTTCAGATACTCGTCTTGGTTGGTCGTACCCACGAAAACACACTGGCGTGGCACGTCCATCGTTCTGCGGCCGTAGCTCTCGCGGTAAGTGTCGGTGGACGCCGAAAAGAACTGCTTGGCCTTCGTACTCTCAGCCTTGTTGAAGCTATCCAGCTCCCCCAGCTCGACGATCCACTTGCCTCGGATCGCCTGAAAGCCGTCCTTGTCACCAAGCGCAAACGGCGTGTCCATAAACCACTCGCCGCCGAGAATACTCATCGCCGTCGACTTACCGGCGCCCTGCGCGCCTTCCAGAATCATCACCGAGTCAGCCTTGCAACCCGGCTTCATTACCCGCGCCACGGCCGACAACAGCCAACGCTTGCCGACCTTCGAAGAATAGTCAGTGGCCTTAACGCCCATGACCTCTGTCAACCAGCTTTCAAGACGCGACACACGATCCCACTCGAGCTTGCGCAGGTACTGCCGCACTGGATGAAACGCATGGTCATGCGCAACGACGCTCACCGCCTCGATCACATGCGAGGCTTTGACCCGCAAGTTGTACTGCTGCGCGAGCCACTTCATCACCCGCACGTCATCGATGTCCGCCCAATCGCCCGTGCCGCCGCCGTACGGTGCAGCGCGAAGCTTCACGATCTTCGAACTGAAAGCGCTGTAGCTGACGACACCTGCCCAACGCTCATCATTGGCCAGAATCAACTCAACGTTCTGCATGTGCGCAATCAACGCACCGCTTTCACTGCGGGCCAGCATATCCTTCCAGCCACCAGCGGCCGGAGGCTTGACCACCGCCAACACCTGACGGCGCACCGCCTCCAAACCTTCCGCGACATGCAGATCATTGAAGTCGGTCCACTTGTCTTCCCGCTCGCCGGAAAAGATCGGCGCGACCACCTGGCCACCGACAATCAGCGCCGCGTTGTTCGCTTTCTCTTCACCAGGGTTCCAGGCATCACCATTCGGCTTCGTGGTCTTCCAGTCATCGTCTCGGCAGATGATCAGCGGGCAACCGGCGAAACGCTCGCGCATGGCCTTGCAAACTACCAACAAATTGCCCGCATCAAACGCTACGGCCACAGTCAGTGACGTGGCCATATGCAAACTTGCGCCGGTAGCGTAACCCTCACACACCAGCACCGGCTCACCCGGATCCGGATGAGGACCGATTAGGTGAAAGGCGCCCTCCTTCGACATACCGTAAGGCCAATAGGACTTGTCCCGGCCGGTGTCCTCTTGCTTGGCCGGGAACACCACCTGCAGGCCGACAATCTCGTCCCGCACATTGCTCATCGGCACCAGAAACGCACCAGTACGCGGTGCATAACGAACGCCGATACCCACAATCTGCTTACGATCCAGATAATCGCTACGGCCCTTCTCCGGCATGCGCTTGAACATACCCGCCGCCCGCTTCGCCGCACGACGTGCCGCGTTGGCCGAGATCTCAGCCGCCCGGCGCTTGGCCTCTTCCTGCCGAGCGCGCATGACCTCACGCTCTTCGGGCGACGTCCGCCCGGCCTTGACCTTGATCTTCTGAGACTCACCGGAACGCCAATCACCGAACGCACCGAAAATCAGCGTGTCGCCCTTCTCCGTGCGCTGTTCGTGAACGACATACCAGCCGTTCTTTTCCTTGCCCTTATCCTGCGAAGTCTTACACCGCGTCAGCTTGCCGAATACCAGCGGCTGCGCAGGCTCAAGGCCGTAATCTGCGAATTGCCCCAACACCTCATCTAGCATGGCGAGCACCCTGTAGTTCAGCGATGGCGAGACATTCCACACACCGCGTACAGCCGGGCTGCGCCAAACGGCGAGCTTCCGGAATCGGCACATCGCAGGTTTCGCAAAACAGAAACGAATGCGCCGTTAAGGCAGGCTTTGCGGCGAGGAGACGTGCAGCCAGCGCTTGATCTATGCGCTCCTGCACCAGGTCATTAGCGAAGTCAGCGATATCAGCCACGATCAGCACCCCGCGTCGTCTCATTGACGTAGGTGGCGCGGTTGAACATCCCAAGCAGCCCCTGAATCCCCCGAAATACTTGCAGGCGGATCGCGGCCAGCTCCTCATCAGAAACCACCCCATCACCAATGCTTTTCGCCCAAGTGTCCGCGAGATTCGCCACCTGCCGGAAGTACTCGGCAATTCCAGTGGTCAACGTCTCCGGCATGTCATTCGTGTACGCCTCGGCCAGCTCCTGCCAAATCGTGTCACCGACCAACGCATGCACCGCATCCAGAATGCGGCGATCCTTGGTCAGCTCCAGAATCTCGCCGAACTCTTGAATGTTCACCGTGTGGCTGGGGTGGGTTGGGGAAAGCTTGTGCTGCAGTGTGGTCGCATTCCGGCCGGTGGTGGCGGCGATGGCAGCGGCGCCGCCGGGGTAGTCCCGAGCGGCATGGTACAGCGCGAGATCGAGCGGCAGAACTTCCCGCTGCGCCCGCTCGACAGAATTCAGAGCGATACGGCTCATGGCATTAATCCTTGTAAGTTGCCAGTGCCGCGCGACATGCAGTGGTGTTACATTTGCCGCGCGGCTTGAAAGGGCCCAAACGCCGGCTAGATCTTCAGGATCGACACCGGCAACGTGCCGAGGCGAGCAATCCGTTGCTCACCTCTGGCGCAACAGCTGCCCAATCTGTGGTGGAAAAGGCAGCAACACCAAGGCTTCCGAGCCTTGGAAAGCGCGATAAAGAGAGGTGGATAGCATGTGGTGTGCCCGCCTATCTTTATCGCGACCCGACAGCGCTGTGGTGGTGCGTGTCGGGAGGAACTGGGCGGCCTTAGGGTCGCCTTTTTTCTTGCTACGCGGCGGCTTTTTGAGGAGCCGAACTGTTCAACAGCCAAGCGGCTTGGAAAGCATTACCTTTCTGCTTCGCCGAAGCGGCCAACAGCTCAGCGTATTCGGTTTCACCGGTGTAATCCGTTCGAGGCAGGCACCCAGCCTGACGCCATTTGTTCAATGCCTGGTAGCTTCTACTGCATACCTTCGCAGCGGCCCCGATGCCGCCTACGGCTTCAAACGCGAACGCAATAGCGCTCGGAAAATCTGCGGGGTCCAACATGACAACCTCCACTTATCAACTTGCGGTTGATGTTATAGATCAACTGACTATTGCGCAACCTTCATGAGACTCTCAACTCATGGTTGATAAAAATGCTCTCCGCGCAGCTTTCAGCGAGCGCTTACACGAAGCCTTAAACGATGCCGGCGTCCGCAGCCGGGGTCGTGGTGTGGACATCCATCGTCAGTTGAAAAGCTTGGGGGTGGATAAAACCACGCAGGCCATCAGCAAATGGCTAAACGGCGAAGCAATGGCAGAAGCAGACAGCATGGCTGCGCTTTGCTCATGGTTGAATGTGCGTCGGGAATGGCTTGAGTATGGCGTGCTGCCAAAAGAGCAGACTGGCGAAAGCAATGTGCGCCAACTAGTTGCTGGTGATGGGAGCAACGTCAGAAAAATCAACAAGCGCTTCGGAAAAGTTCCTTTGATTTCATGGGTACAGGCCGGTGCCTGGTGCGAAGCGATTTCAAATTTCGAGGCTCATGACGCCGACTCTTGGTTATCGTGTCCTGTTCCAATTAGCAACCATGGATATGCATTAAAGGTCCTCGGCGATTCCATGACCAATCCTGGGCCGGGCCGCAGCTATCCTACGGGTTGCATTATTTTTGTTGATCCTGAAGCGGAGACTAAGACAGGTGACCGTGTGATTGCCAGAGTTCCGCGTACCAATGAGGCAACATTCAAGATTCTAGTCGAGGATGCTGGACGTCAGTTTCTCAGACCCATAAATCCGCAATACCCAATCATTGATATTACGGAAGAGACGCACATTTGCGGAAAAGTCGTGGGATCATTTATTCCGGAGTAAATCTAATAATCCCCATCTACGTTCGAATCCGGGTCTGCTAGCGGATGAGTCTCAGAGTCAAAAAAGTACAAATCCTTATCCGGCAACTCACGGCTTATTCGCGCCTTGAAAGTGATTATATCAATCTCGCTCATGCCCGGCCAAACGCTGACAGCGATCCTTTCGATATTGCTTCTTTTTAGCGCATCAATAATATGCTGATCATAATCTCTATGCAAAGAATGCCCCAAAACAACTAGGTTACCCTCAAGACAGCACAACTCCTCATAACAAAATCGAAGATAATCATTCCGCCTGATCCGTATATATTTTGAGGAAGAACTCCCCTCAGAAATCATTAGAGGAATTTGCTCTGGATGATCCAAATCAAATAAATCAGACAACCGCTCAAAACCCGCACCAACCAACTTCTTAGTCGTACCATCAGGCTTCTCAACCAAATGAACTGCACCATGAAGATAATAGATCACGGTTTTATCGGATCTAACATGAACATCACTCAAATCAAAACTATTATCTCCACCCCAGAAAAAATCCCTAAAATCACGAGAATCTCTCATGATCGCCCAGTACGGTATCAAGTCATAATTCGTCGTAAAAATATCGCGATACTCAGATAGAGTAGCATTCAATCTATTGAGCCCTCGAAAGTCAGGTGGCACATGAGCAAAATTTACAGCCGCCGATAGAGAGTTCTTAGTATTAGAATACAGACCCTCAATCTGCTCAACTTGAGGAGAGCCTAGCTGGTGATCTACGAGATGAGAGTGATACAAAACCCTAAGAACATCCTCAAAGTTAGAGGATCTCAAATGTTCGAAAAGCGCTAACGTTTCTCTAACCAAATGCGGCCGAAGCCCAACCCTTTGGGCCACACTAAACAAACTTGGATAGTTAAACTCCGACCAAATATTGATACTAAATCCGTTACCCAACAAAAGCCCATTCCATTCATCGCCAGCAATTTCCCCCCAATCCAGCAGGGCTGAATCAACACCGAGCCGTCTCATAATCGCATCCCTTCATAAAACCGAATGTTAAAGCTGTGCCTTCCCAGATGACTGCTGCTTTTGAAGAGGCTCCGCTCTACGATAAAGCGCCATCAATATTTTTAGTTGTATCAATTCATTACCATCAGTAATTTGACCAAGGGCTTTAACTTGCTCTGGCTTAAGATTAAAATCTGCCGCGAGCGCCTTCACAGAGTTCCTGATAAATAGCACATCTTCACGAGCGAGCTTCGATTCAGCAGCTTGGACTTCCAACCTCGCTAATTTTCTTTGATGATAGCCACGCATGACCATATCGTAGGTTCTATTCACTGCTAGTACAGAACCACAAAACGCGGCTACTATAGTTGCAATATCAGTCGCGACACCAATCATCCCCGTTAGTTCGATAACGCCAGGGGACGCATATTGAATACGACGTATTTGAAGCCTATCTTCTTCCGGAGTTAAGCTATAAGCACTTCTAAAGAAGTTTACTACACTATATCCTCCCCTCCATTGAAAACCAGAATACCCAAACTCCTCATCCCGCTCACCATCTATGACACTTTGCAACACATAAAATAAACTATAAATCTGTACATACTCTTTGGTATATACCGAAAAATCCTGCAATTCCCACTTTTTATCTAACTTTATTTCGATTTGACCTATTTGCATACGATTCCCTGCGATTGGATAGGATCATCGGGATTTACAGCCATCCAATGGCCATCATAGAACTGGAATCTTTCCAAGCACAACCAAAGGCTCCCCACGAGTCGCTCATCAGTTCCAAGAACATCAACTGAACATCGTTGACAAAAATCAACCATTGGTTGATATTCATCTCACTCTTCCACCACAGAGCGAGGCAACACCATGCACACCACGGCAACCCTGCACGTCCACCCGGCCGCTGCCGACCCTATTCGAATCTTCGAGATCCGCCGTCTAGCCCGCGAGTGCGGCTGTTCGTTTGTCACCTCCAAACCGAAGCAGAAAGCTCGCACCGCTCATGCGCCATTTGATCCGAATGGCGGGGGGCACGCAGCATGATCAAGTACAAAATCGACAACCGCACCCTGCAGTTGCTCAACGCCCAGGTCAATCTGAGCGAGACTTTCAACCACGTCCTCCGGACAGCGCCCAAGCGCGAATGCCTGGGGTTCCGCCTTAAGGTTGAACGCGGTACAGCGCAAAGCGTTTTCGTCGTCGAGATGGGCAGCGAACGCCATACCCTGACGCTCCCGAACGAAAAGAAGATGCACCTCAAGCTGGCCGACTTCATTGAGGAGATAGCCAACGGCCCGCTCGATCCGAGGAACACCAGCGATCTGCAGCACCGCACGCACGCCAGCCGCGAATATGGGCGCTTCGAAGTCGAGGACAAGCAGCGGGTGTTCGAACTGGTGCGCACCGGCGGGATGCTCAACCTCGACATGGGCTTCGACACCCCTCTGCAAGTGGCACTGCATCGCACCCAAACCCGCTCTGGCGCCACCGTCATCCTGAGCATCGGCAACAAAAGCCCGCACACCCGCTGCTTCACCGCGTGCGGTACTGATGTCGAGATTTACGGCCAGGTAACCCAGTCCATCAACCACATCGCTGCAGCGGCAACCCCTGCCGCGCACTCTGCGTGAGAGGGATGCCATGGAACGTACACTCGCTCAAGCCGCAACCCACCTCGGCCTAACCCGGCCCAAACTCATTGGTCGCATGCGCGAAAAAGGTCTGCTCAACGAACGAAACCTCCCGGCCTACCCCAACCGTGATCGCGACTACCTGCGGATCAAGGACGGCCAGTGGTACCACGACCAGCTTGGCATGCAGTACAGCCAATCGACCCGGGTAAAACAACCCGGCATCCGCTGGCTGGCTGAGCAACTGGACATTGACCTGCCCGCCATCCCGGCAGACACCCGTGACGTGGCCTAGGGAATACGCCCGCCAGATCGTCGCCATGCGGACACGAGAGGAGCGCAACGCCGCGCTCCTTGAAGTGCCCAAACATCTGCGCGAGCTGACCAAACGCCACTGCCTGAACGCCTGGAACCACCCGGCAAGGACACAACGCAAGGAGGCCCATCAAAGCCATGAGTAACACAGCACAAAACCCGCTCCGCCTGCACCCGGCACCCGAATCAGCAACCGTCGAATTGCTCTATCGCATCTTCGGCGATGTCCTGATCCCGCTAGACAAAGTGCGCGAGCAGTACTTCCGCAACCTCAACGAGCAATCGTTCGTGGCCGAGATCAGCAGCGGCCGCATCCAGCTTCCCATCACCACCCTGGACACCAGCCGCAAGGCGCCGAAGTACGCCCACATCCGACACGTCGCCTCGCTGATCGACATCCGCGCCTACAAGGCCGACGAAGACATGCAGCGACAAAAGGACGATCCAACCGAGTAACACCCACAAACCGAACGGCTGCCACCACCAGCCAATGACATCACCAGGAGCACACCACATGACCGCAATTCAAATCTGCGCGTTGATCGGCCTCATCATCGGCGCTGCCCTCCTCTACTGGACCGGCTACCGGGGCGGTCTGATCGACGGCCGCATCGAAGGAATCGACGAAGGCAAAGCCATCAAGCAATCCGACAACTCAGAAGCCATCCGTAGCTTGGAGCACTCACTGATTCAAACCCGCGCTGACCTCCTACAACTTTACGGTCACTACGAGCGCGCACTGGCGGCCTCAAAACTGGGCAAGCAAGAGCATGAAATCCTACTAGCCATCGCTGAAAAGCTCCGGATCGCTGCCGAGACCTTCAGCGCCTTCCGCACCGGCAAAAAACTCGAACGCGAAACCATCGCTTTGCACGACCAGGCGCTCGCCATCGCCGCGTTGCTGGAACCTGCAAACCAGGAAGACGCAGCATGAGCGAGATCCGCACCCACTCCGGCACCCACCGTAATCCGGCTTACGCTCCACCAGCGCCTGAGGAACCAAATCGCTTTCGAACCTCGGAGGAAAGCGGCACGCAGAAGCTTCAGCACAACACCCAATCCATGACCGCTTTGCTCCGCGAGGAACCCAGCGTCGACCCAATTGAAACAAACAGTCTCTGCTGCGTAGCGGCAGGCATTATCGCCCCTATCAGCGCCACTACCGAGGTACTTATACCCCACGAAAAGCTGCGCGAGGCGCCGTCACATGAGGCAACGCTAATCGCTCAAGATCGCCCGCTCGCGCAGCTTGTGGTGGGGTATGGGCAAGTTCTAGACACGACGGCAAGTCAAGCAGAGCCCCCACAGTCGCCAGCGACTGTCTACCTGTGCCAGCACCTAAAACTTGGGACATGCCTTAGCGCTGAAACCAAGGAAGTGCAAAATGGCTAAAGAGCTATCTAACCTTTCCAAACTGTCGCGTACAGCTGGAATGGTCTACGTGGCGTGCCCTATTTGCGGATGCACTTTTGCACGCCATACAAGCCATGTGGCTCGGGTTGCAAATCCTACCTGTAGTGTCGCTTGTGCGGCTAAGGCGAGAGAGGTTCGTGTTTTCAAACCCTGCATAATCTGCGGTAAAGAAATGGAGCAGACGCCATCTGAAGCCGCAAGAGTCGTGACTTGCAGCAAGCGTTGTTCATTCGTGAAAAAGACTCGGGGCAAAGGCCATCCAGCGAAAGAACACGGCTCAGCTATTTACTTAGCAACCGTCAAAAAACTGTACGCCATTGGGCGCTGTGAAAACTGCACTACTAACATTGGGCCTTGGGCTGTGAGAGGGCTTGAATTTGATTACTCGCAGCCAGAGGTACGCCTAATTTCTGCCGGCTCGCTGTGGTGCAGATCTTGCCATTTAAAACTGGTAGCGCCGCTGGGTTCAATCGCCCGGGAAGGGAAGCGAAAACAATCCGGACTAACTACCAGAAATAACAACATTATCAATGAGCGCATTCCTAGTTCAGAGCACAAAAAAGTGGTGGCCGCATGAATACAGCTTTCATCCTTATGGCTCAATACAACGGCCGGGCCATCATCCCCCTGGAACAGGTGTGTAAGGACTACTTCACACACCTAACCAGTGATATGTTCCAGCGCAAGGTTCTGGCCGGCCAGATCAAGATTCCGATCACTCGCCTCGAATCGAGCCAGAAAAGCGCGAAGGGCATCCACATCACCGACCTTGCGGCCTACCTTGACCTGCAAAGGGAAGCCGCAGTAAAGGAATGCAATCAGCTCAACGGGCTCCGCCGAGCCAGTTAACTCACTGCTTACCCCAGGCGCCCAGCTTCACGGGCGCCTGAATGATCCTCTCTAACCACGGCCATTCGGCATAGTGGTCACCTCGCCCGCGCAGATGGGTGTATCTACGCAATGAATTCCAATCCCGATGCCCAGAAACACTGGCCACTCGTGGGATATCCCAGTCCATTTCAAATAACCGGCTCACTCCGTCGTGCCGCAGATCGTGGAAGTGCAGATCTTCAATCATCAGAAACTTGCACGCCTTTGCCCAGGCAGTGGCGATCGATGACGAGTTATAGGGGAAAATCTCTGCACGCTCCTTTGGCATGCTTTTCAGAATGCGCCAAGCTTCATCCGGGAGGTGACACCAAACATCGTTGCCAATCTTCTGGCCCGGGTTCTTCATGTCCCGCACCATCACCCGCTGACGCTCTTCATCGACGTCCTCCCAAAGCATTCGGCCGATCTCGTCTTGCCTACGCGTGGAGAACAATGCGAAGCCGGTAACTTTGAGCATGTTGATCGAACTAGGGCGACGCAGCTGAATACCCACAAAATGCTCCAGCACCTTATCCAGCTCGTCCTTGGTCGGCCGCCGATCCCGCTCGCGGCTTTTCATGTTGTAACCCAACTTTCTCAACACCTTTCGAGCGTCTGCCATCGCGTGGATATCGACCTCATACCCCCAAGCAGGCCGTGCAATCGATAGGACAGCCCCAAGGTGCGCCAGATCATTGCCGGCCGTCTGCGGCTGGACACCGCCGCCCTCTTTGCTCATACGCCAGAGTGCAAAATCCACCAATCGCTGACTGTTGATGGCGGAATCAACGGTCTGGCCAAACTCCGTCGCCGCGATAGCATTTAGAGTGGCTTCCTTGGTTTTACCCAGCGGCCGAACTTTCTCCATTTCATCCAGGTACTGCTTGATCATGTCCTGTACGGTGACGCCCTTGCGGTTCGCCCGCTCAATCGCACCAGGCTGATCTAGCTCTGCCTCACGTCGCCGCACCCACGCTTGTGCCGCCTGTTTCCGGGCGAAGGTCTGGCTCTCTTGGTAGACTTGCGCTCCATCGCGAAACAGGCGTATCTGTGCCGTGTAACTGACTGAGCCATCGGTGCGTTTTCGTGCTCTGATCGTTGCCAT